CTCTCTTACTGATGCGAGTTCTCGGAATTGGGCTGAAGATTCAGCATAAGATTCAGAGATAGAAAGGTCTCCGATACTTCTTGAATAGTTTGTTTTATGGGCATATTTGGCTGCGATAATTTCGGCTGCATAGGCTGCTGCTGCATAAATATTACCCCAAGTGTCAAACAGGTATGTTACTTCTGCATCATGTAAATGAAAATTGGTAGAATCAGTATCTCCGATTAAAAATCTTATCTTATCCCTATTGCCTGAAGTGGGGTCCACATAGGTAAATGCCATTTTATACTATCTCCACTCCACAGATATGGAAATTTACTTCAGCGTTAGAAGCGTTTCCTGTTATTAGTTGCCCTGTGGTTAAAGGCTGAGAGATATTATAGATTTGAGTAGCGCCAGCAAGGATACTCACGGTTCCAAATAATTGAATGCTATTGAGGCTAATAGTAAAAGTTCGAGTTGAAGCACCCTCATTGCAAACCACGATGCTGGTAACAATAGTAGTTGTTAAAGCAGGAACGGTATATAGAGTTGAAGAACCAGTTTGTGCCGCAGCGCGGTGAAGTATCTTATTGGTAATAACTGACATCAGGTTATCTCCACTCCTGCTATAAAGAAGTTAATATCTGTGGCCGAGGCTAAGCCTTTAATCGTTTTGGTGGCTGTTAAGGTTTGCTTCATTGAATAGGTCGTAGTTGTGTTGGCGGCAATACTTAGGGTCTTAAACAAATCTACATCGTCTAGTAGGATAGAAAAAGTTAAAGAACCGCCTGAGGTATTGGAAACTGTAATTTCAGTAACTACTGTGGTGGTGGCTGAAGGAGTTGTATAAAGGGTCGCGCTAGAAACAGCAGCAGCCGTCCGTGAAAGTATCTTTGGGGTTACAGCCATTAGTTAGCCTTCATTATTTCCATGATTTGAAAGTCATCAAACTCGGCGTCTGAATCATCTGCTAAGTTTTTAATATCAGTATGAACCGCAGGGGTATCTGCGGCTAGGGGGTATCTTAATCCTCGACCAGTTGTTGCCATTTCACTCCTTCATGACTTAAGAATTTTAGCATAAAGTACTCGCTCAAAAGGGTTTTAGGTTGATAAATAAACATTAAAGCCGTAGGCTTTGATGATATTACTGAAATGGGGCAGTTATGAAGTACATATACGCTAAAGCACCTGAGCCAACAAAGGAACTTGGAGGGGCTATTTGGGTGTATGAAGGGTTAGTAAAAAATTGGCGGGAAATAATTGAAGGCATAGAAAAAACCACTGCCGACGAAGGCACTTCAACTCTTTGGCTAGCCGCAACCACAATGGACGGTAGAACTGACGGACCTCGCAAAAATCTAAACTTGAATATAACATTAAATGCAATGAACGGTGATGAGGCAAGTAGGCAAATACATAATCAAGTAGGGGCATTACTTGATGAGTGTATTGGGGCTTATACGAAAAGATTTGATACAGATTTTACAGAGCACGAAGATTATGTAATGCTCAAATATCAAGGTAGTACAAAGGACCATTACGACGCACATTACGATGGCGGACCATCAACTAGGAGATGGGTGTCGGCCATAATTTATCTAAACGATGATTACGAAGGCGGAGAACTCGAGTTCGTCAATTTCAACGTCAAAATTAAACCAAAGTTAGGTTCTTTATTGATCTTCCCTAGCAATTATGCCTACAGCCATATTGCCCACCCTGTTATAAGTGGAACTAAATACGCCATCGTAACTTGGATTCATGCACTATAAAAACTAGTTAAATTCTTTTTTGCGCCAGAAAAGGCGTCTGTAAGAATTAAATAATAAAGTCTTTAATTCCACCTCGCGTTTAGCAGCGTTTATTTCATCTTCTCTATTCCCAAAACTCATTTTCCAGTTCTCACGCTTGAAAGGTATAACTTGTATCAAAGGGGTTCCTGCTGGTATCAAACCTTCAAAATCATCTGACTTCAAGAAAAAAGGCAAATTGACTGGAACAGAATAATCATCAGTATCCACGAGGGCACTTAATGCTTCAAAATAGGGATTGGGATTGTGGAAAGGCGCGACAAAAAGGCAAGAATAACCCAAAGGAGTTTTTATGCTCCAAGGATTTAAGAACTTGAAAGCGACATCATTATTTTTTCTTTCAGGGTGGTTTTCTATTTGGGGTTTTGGGTGAGTTTCTATCTTCATAACACTATTATGAGTTATTAGTACTCTTTCGTTATCTTTTTTAGTTACCCAAATATCAGACCAAGTTGGTATGATATATCCTGCCGATAAAATATCTAAAACAGGCACACATTTTTTTATAGTTGCGCTGGTTCCTCTTTCAGTGACTTCCTTTTTTTCTATGTAAGACTTAGTTTTTTGATACCATTCAGGGATAAAACTTTTAGCAGGTTTTGGAAAGTACTCAGAAACAACTCCCCGAGTGTCGGTGAAAAGTATATTATTCATACACCGATACTAACATACGCCTTTATTAAAGTAAAAGTCATTTGTAAAGTAGATTTCAGAATCTATATCATTCATTTCATAAAGATATTGTTTATCAGTGTGGCTCAATGTCTTGTAGAGTTCATGGGAATCTTTGAGTACCTTGTTATCTTTACTATCAAAACTCAGAGCAGTTGATGGGTTAATCATACCCATATCTTTTTTAATCTTTTCGTAGGTTAAACTAAGGCATTTAGGATTGAGTTGATTATCTTTAAGTAAGATATTTATTTGTGATAGTCTTTCCAATAGCAGAGTTTTATCAATGTTTATATTCGCAAAAGCAGGGTCTAAACTTCCCGTTGGTTGAAATATATCATAGTTAAAATCAAGGCGTGTAAATAATATATTTTTAACTTGATAGTTAGATATAAAACTCCTATGCCTATCTACCCAGTCTAAAAATTCTAACGGATTTTCAGGCTGCCTTCCATTTACGCCCCCACCTGTGCGCCAAAATGAATAATGGCTTACTGTTCGTTTGACTGGGTCTCTAAGCGAACAAACTATGTAATTTCGTTCTAATTCTTTCCACCCTAAATGTTCTGCCCCATTTACATAATTGATATCATGGTTTATTAACTCATCTTGTAAAGAATTCAATAAAACATTACTTAGATATGTGCCCCCACATTTAGCAATATGTAAATGATAAAACGAACTGAAAGGACTAGTCATTAAATAAGGCTTTAATTACCCTCTTCTAAAGCACGAAGCCTTTGCCATTCTTGGAAGTCTTCTAAAGTTCCACCATCGTCATTTGTTTCGCTCTGTTGAGGTGGTACAGAGTCCTCTAAGGTCACAATAGTATTGTTAGATACTATCTGATTGGGCTCAAGCCGTAGAAATGAATCTCCACCAGTAAGTTCCGCAAATTGTTGCATTTCTTCATCAGTATTTTGCGGTCCAAAAACCAAACAGGATATTACGCTACCATTTTTTAATATCGCTACGTTTATGGTGTCCATCTAAGTACTATTATCCTTCCTGCGTTACCTGCGGTTCCGGAAAAAGCAGGTCCTCCACTATTACCACCAGTGCCGTTGAATCGTCCTATTTCAGAGTTAGTAACTCCTAAATAGATATCGGTGTCTGTTGGCAAGTTTGGAGCACCAGCATTACCAGCAGTGCCTGGCGAATTTCGGCTATTGGCGCCAGTACCAGCATTGCCTGCATTTGCTGTTAAACCAAATCCTGTAGTCGCACCTGAGCCTGAGTTGCCACTATTAGCAGCCCCACCGCTACTGTTTGCGTTTCCTCCGTTTCCAGCAGAACCGCAAGTAATAGAATAAGTTCCTGTGAGAGCAAATGCTGTAGTAGTTACATGAACTCCTCCAGCACCACCAGCCCTGCCTTCACCTCCATAAGGTCCATAAGGGCTATTAGCATAAGATGACCCTCCGCCCCCTCCGCTGGCACCGACAGCAATAGCATGTGCGTATTGCCCTGAAGTGTAGCCTGAAGTTCCGCCTGTAGCAGTTCCAGTTCCTACGCCAAAATTTCCTGAACCTGTAATTGTATTTAGAACCATAGTTCCTCCTGGGCTACTAATTTTTGCATTAGCAGGAGTAATACTTAAATCAAGAGTTGTGCTTGGCTCACATTCAAAGCGGTGAAAAGCGCCAACACTTACAGACGCTGAAGTAGTATTTACATTTATTTCTTGAACTAATTCATAACTTGTATCATAAACATAAATAATAGCAGTACCTGTGCTAGTTACGAAATTGTAATTTCCTGCCGTAGTTTGAGGCATTGCTAACCATACTCGGGTAGTACCAGTTAATTCGAAAATAGATGTGGCTGCTGCTCTACCACTAATAAGAGAAGTAACAGTAGCGATTGGTCCTGTTTTAGTTGCTACAGGTGAGCCATTTTCTAAGAAAGCCATTACGCAATCTCACTTCCGAAGGCATTAAAAGATAAATTGGCTGAAGAAGCATAAACAGTAATTACATCTGCTGCGTTTATAGTTACGCCAATTGTGTAAGTATGAGTAGAGTTCGCTGGAAGTGCGACATCGTAACCGAGGTAATGTTTCGCTGCCAAAGACTCACCATCTGGACGAATTGCTAAGCGGTAAGTTGCTGCTGTACTTTGATTTGCTACTACAATAGTACTTAGTACTGCTTCAGTTGCTGAAGGTACTGTATAAAGAGTTGTTGCTGTTGTTGCTGCTGGATTTGATTGTCCGAGCACCTTGTAAGTAGTTGCCATGGTTTAGCCTCCTATGAATAAGAACGAGTTTAGCACGCCAGTAGTCAAAGATTGTGCTGTAACTAGGCTGGCTGATGAAGAAATTGAAGCGTTTTCAGTTTGTGTTTGATAGGTATTGAAAAAACTTGGAACTGTGGTCCAAGTAATAGTAGTTAATGCGGTATAAGTGGCTGCTCGGGCATTTAGAGCAGTATAAGACGCATTGCCGTATTCAAAGTATTGATATCGCCCACTAAATACATAACTTGAGAGTGCTTGGTTTATTTGTCCATCTAACACATCTATGTTAGCAGTGAGAACTCCGAATAGGGAATCTGAAACTAATCCTACATAAGTTTCAGCAGTTATTGCAGGACTTATATCTGCTAAGTTAAGAGTTCCAGCGGTTGTGTAAGGCAAACTAATTGTATAGGTTCTGCCTTTAGGGAATGCTTCTTCGACTGTAATTGTATAAGGGATAGGAACAAGGTCTGGATCATTAGTAGCAGGTAGCGTAGTACTAAAGGAGCCATTAGAATCTAAAGTAACTGACTTAGTAGATGGAACTATCATTTGGTTATCAGTTCCGTTTTGAATTAAATCACTCAAAGTAAATTTAACTTGTCCACTAATAGCAGCACCAGTATAATCAACAAAGTTTCCTGCTACTGCTACAGTAGTTATTGCTGCACCTAGAGGCATTAGCCAGCACCTACCGCTAAGAAAGGATTAGCAACTAAAGGTGCAAGTGCCTGTATTACTGCTAAATCGCTCGTTACATCTGCGCTCGCAACATTTATAGCGGTTGAAATAGTTCCACCAATATTAGTCACTGGTGTTATTCCGTCCATAATTGCGTCATAAGTTGTAAATGTTGCGATTGCTACATTAGCCATTTTATAGTCCCATCAATAAATAAGGGCTTAAAGATACTTTTTGTATATTTACTACTTCATTACTTGCTAGTGTGGCATTAGCAGTAGCGGTATCGGCAATAGTTTCTGCATTATCTAAAGTAGAAAAGGTTCCGTTAGCACCATTATATTTTGCTAAAAGAGTATTATATTGAGTAGTTGTTACGAAACCTGCTGCTTCAGAACTGCTTACTGCCTCAGATAAGTCAGATAAGTCATAGGTGGCTGTTCCTGAAGGTAGAGTAACAAAGAAGTCTCGCCCACCACCAAAAATCTCTTCTATTCTATAAGCGATAGGGTTAGGCGTATAATCTGTATCGTTAGTTACTGGCAAGGTTACAGTAAAAGCACCATTGCCGTCTAAAACTTTAGTTATGGCTTGTCCTACTACTATTTGATTTTGGTCAGTATCTATAACATTACATATAGGAGTAAAACGAATTAAACCAACTTGCGCTGCGCCAGTAATATCGACGTAAGTTCCGTTTAATACACAGGTAGAGATGTCGCCACTTAAAGCCACTTTGAACTCCTAACCCATTAACATAAAGGAATCAAATCCTCCGCTTGCTGGTGATGCCCATTTTACTCCGCCTGACTCATTTGAGTCGGCTGTAAGGACTGTGTTGTTTGCGCCAACGCTTAATTTGGCTACGGTATTATCGGCTGTAGCGACGAACATATCGCCTTTGCTATCTACAAGTACTTGAGGAACTGGATACTGAATAATCGAAATAGCCATGATTAAACTCCTTGTCGGATAACGCCAACTGCTTGAGTGCTTGAAGCGACTACGCCATAAATACCTTCGCCGTCTTGTAATTCAATAGCGAAAGCGGTTCCTGCTAAAAGTAAAAAGCCATAAGAGGCTGTGGTAACACCCGTGCCACCAATATAAACACTTTGACCATTGGTTGGATTCTGTACTAAAACTGTTTGGCCATCTCGTCCTGCTCCTGTGGCAGAAAGTAAGGTAGCGGTAGTGCCTACTGAAACTTGTGCATGAGTTAGTGCCATAGTTGCTCCTTTAGGAAAGAGCGATACTCCATTACTAGAGTACCACCCTTTCTAAATAATTAAGTAAATCTTTAGGCTATACGGTAAATTGATACTGTCGTTGGGGCAGTTACAACTACTTGCCAACGAGATGCTTGTCCAGCAGTCGCTGCGGTTGTTGCAAGTCCTACGATTGTTACACCAGTTCCAGCAGTTAAAGTAGCAACAAAGGCTGCTAAGTTGATATAACTGTATTTAACACTTGTTCCTACAACTGAACCTAGTTCTGCTATAAGAGCAGCAGCAGTCGGTGTAGTAATAGCCCGTGCTGTTGTAAGAGTCGCAGTATTTATACCACCAAGAATACCTGCTGTTGTAAGTACCATTGAGGCACCATCAGCGATATTTGTTACTGAACGAATCTGTTGAAGATTACCAGTCACAGTAAGCCCACCTGTAACTGCTTTGCCTCGCGTAATTCTATTAAACATATTTCTCCTTTTTGGAGAGGGAGAGGCTTTTTAGTTCCCCTCCCTACTCAATTTAATTAAGCGACTACTGTATCCCAGAACCAACCGAGGTCAGAAGCGATGACTTTATTATCAAAAGCCATTTCTGCTTCTACTCGTTCAGCCTTTAGAGATTCCATACGGAATGAACTTACACCAATTGTTGAACCGATACCGCCTGATACACCTGTCCATGAGAAAGAGTATCCAGCAGAAGGGGTCATTAAACCAGGAGTTGGTGCAACATAAGCAAGAAGGGCTTTCTTTCCAGAGGTAAATGAATACGCCTGTGAAGCACCTTCGTTGTTTGTAGCCTTAACACTCTTAGAGATGATAACACGAGGAATATCAAACATTGCTGCCAACATATCGGCAGTAACAGTTTGTGCAGATGTATATTTAATACGATCTACGATATCAGGGTGATTCTTTAGTGCACGGAATACATCGTATCCCAATACTAAAGTGTTTGGCTCCATACCAGTTGTACCTAGAATACCAGCCTTGGCATCTTCGATATCATCAATTGGGTCTGAAGCAGCATAATCTGACCACTGCTTTACTTCGTTTGCTGAAGGAGATCCTGCAACACCATCATAATCGTTGCCCCAGATACCGCCAGCAAAGAAATCTGTGTTCCATTGTACTTCTTTACGAAGTAGTAAACGACGAGTAACAAACTCTGTTGCCTCGCGTAGTGGATTCAATGGTGCATCTGCGTTAGCAACAGTCTGATCATCTACGTCCTTATGGAACGCAAATACATCTGCACTGTAGTTACCAGTTGATAAACCATAACCTCCACCAGCAGATTCAGTTCCACCTGCTCGGCGTTGCGCCTCGTCACGGAACCAATCGTTCTTGGTGTAGGTAAAGAATTTGTCAGACTTCTTATCCACAGGAATTACTGGGAATACCTTGTCTGCAATAAAGTTGTCTTGATTTTGTAGATATGCTACTGAAATGTTTGTCAGAATCGCATCTACATGGACTGAGTTAATACTTGGTTGTGGCATGAGTTGGCTCCTTAGTTGGCTCTAGTTGGGTTAGCACAGTTAATTACCGCTGTGATTACGTCATTACTTGCGCCACCTGAGATAGCACTTCCAAGTACATACTTGGTTGTGTCTGTAGTTGTAACAACGCTTGCTTTTGCAGCAGATGTTACGCCTAGTAGGTCACCGATAGCAACAGTTGCACCAGCGACTAACTTAGTTCCACCAACGATAAGAATTTCTGCTTCTTGTCCTGATGCTGGAGCGTTCTGCAATACACCGATTGGAATATCGGTTGCTGCTGAACAAGTAACAACTGTGTCAGTTGTACTCAATTTAACAAAAGTATATTGAAGGGCTGATAAATCGGCTCCTGCAACTCTTGTAATTTTTACTGAATAATTACTAAATTCAAATGCCATTTTATTTAGCACCTTTCTCTGTTAGGTATTGGCTGTATAAATCTGGGTTAGCAATAACAGCACTTGAGAAGGCTTGCTCGAAAGTTACGCCTTTTTTGGTTTCTGTTACTGATTTAGCCAAAGATGTTAATTGGTCATAAGCACTTCCAGATGCTGGATTTGCTGACTTACCAATTTCTGCAAAGATATTCGCTGACTCTGCTTGTGCATTAACTGAAGACAGTGCTTCCTCAACTGACTTGGCAAGGTCTGAATTAACTTCTGCTAATTGACGAAGTGCTGGACCGATTTTTTCAGCATCAAGACCTAAGAACTTCCAAGCCTTTGCTTTCTCGACTGCTTCTTCATCTGCGCGAGCAATTCTTTCTGACTTTAGAACTAATTCAATTTCTGCTACACGAGTTTGTGCTTCTTTCGCAGACTTCTCCATAGATTCTAACATTTCACGAATTGGCTCTGGTGCTGATTTAATAAGTGAAGTAATATCTTCTTTCTTCATCTCATCATCTTCAGGTTTCATCATTTTTGCTAATTTTTTATTAGCCTTGTCTAACTCTTCTTCAAGGTCAGCAATTTTTTTCATCATGTCGTCGTAAGACATTTTCTTCTTGTCTTCGTCTTCATGCATATTTTTCTTTTTTTCGTCTTCATGCATATTTTTTTTCTTATCTTCTTCATCATGCATAGACTTTTGTGTATCGTCTTGGGCCATAGTTTCCTCCTCAGTACCTTTCTGGTACAGACTTTCATCTGAGTTATTATCTTGTTTGTTTAGGTCTGAAAGAAGGTCGTCCATGCCAGTCAAATTATCTGACTTGATGACTAACCAACCTTCATGAAGATGAGCAGGGTGATCAACTCCCGATGCTTCTTCGATATTCAAAGAAACCATCTTACGGGCTTTGGCCATTCTAACTCCCATTCATTATAGATAGTTTGACATCGTGCCTCTATCTAACTTCTAAGAATAACACACGATAGGGTTTATTTTATCTAGTAGTTGCCCTTATTTCGTGATGCAGCAATATTCCGTAGTTTCGTGTTTGATGTGTCGAACTTTATCTGCTCATAAACATAGCAGTCGGTACAGATTATGATATTTCCCCACTGGGTTCCTGAAAACTTAGGATTGAAGAATCTTTCGCATTTAGGGCAAGTTTTGGCTTTGCTCATTACTTTACTGGTCCTCCGACCACCCAAGCACGACATGTTCTTTTTGCGGCACACTTGAAATCAAAAGCCTCGCAGTATCCTAATTGACCTGCTGCGTCTATAGAGTCAAACTCATCTTGCCTATCGCCCCCAGTCAAGCCGGAAGAGATACAGTTCTTCATTTCAGGTGTCATGATAAATACTGCACAGTTTCCGCATCTTTGTTTCTTCGCTACTGCGGTAGTAACATTCCACTCTTCAGCCATCTTTTCCCAATATTCGTTATTAGGTTCGGCAGGATTTAGTGGTCCATACATTGCCGTATCAATAGCATTCTTTCGATTCTTGAGATTAAGTTTAATATCCTGTGTTGGTAATGGGCAATCTTCTTCTGCCTTATTAACTGCAAACTCGTTTAGGTTTAACATTAATCCTCGGTTGAATTGCGTAGTGGAAAAGTCGCTATCCATAAAATCATAGAACCGACAATAGCATAACCAACTACAGTTTTAGCAGAGCCATCAAGAACTACCCAAGCGACAAACATGCCGAGCAGGGTCCAGATTTGGTTGGCTATATCAGAAAACCATTTCTTCATTACAACCTCCTTCTATAACTAACGCTACCTGCGAGTGCTGCGGTAGTAGCAGACTGAACTGCTATACCACTTACAATAACTGCGGCAACGATTGTCTGTTCTGACTCAGAGCGTTCTTCGTCAGACATATCTGCTCCGATACTGCTTATAGCCAATAGAGCCTGAGCAGGATCAGAAAAAATAGTACTAAGTAATTCTACTGGACTCTCTAATATAACTAACGCTGCGGCAACTTCTGCAATTACGATTACTTCATTTCCATTTGCGTCTTGGCGTACTTCAACAGGCGTGGAGGGTGGAAGATCGGCTAAAGTAATTCCTGCTTCAGCAATAGCCTCAACTGTTACTGCTTGACCTTCAGCAGATTCAATTAAGGCTTCAGCGACTAATTCTCTCTCAGACTCAGTGAAAGTTCCATCTGTGCTTAATTGCTCTGAAAGGTTATTGACTTCAGTTTGGGTGATTTCTCCGTCTTGAGATAAGGCATCAAGTATCTGCACAGAGTCTTGAGATGTAACTACTCCGCCCATAACTAGGTTATCTACTAATGTTTCTAGTTCTGCAACTGTTATCGGTCCTTGGTTTTCCTCGCTTGGAGTGTTAGGCTCTTCATTGACGATAGGAGTATCAATTGGTTCTTCTGACTGACTTTCTGGCTCTATTACTGGTATCAATTGTTCTGGGTTTTCTGGCACAGAAGGTTCAACAACAGGAACAGGTACCTCGGAATCTAAAACTACTTCTCCGATTGGCTGTTGTGTTGGTTGCTCTATCGTGGTTATTGGCTCTGGGCTTGTATCTATCACAATAATCTGAGGAGGAATATATGGAATTACTATCTCTGGTGTTAGCACTGGTTGCACTACTATCGAAACAGGTGGCACTACTACTGGCTCTTCTACTATAGGTTCAGGTAAATCAATTAAGTTACTGCTTAAAGTATAAGTTCCGATAGGTCTTTGGTTAGCAACTATGAAATCATAAGAAGTTGCTCGAATAGTATAAGTATCAGGAGTTAAAGTTCCGCTTAATCTAGAAGCATAATAATTGGTTTGGGTATTGTGGTTGCTATCGTCATCTTGTGCAATTACTGTCCCACCCTCAACCGCTACACCACGATATAAACTAATCCATGAATCTACCCATGCTTCTCTTTCAACTGTTACTGAATTAACTACTTCAGTGCGTGGTCCAGTAGTAGTGGTTATTGTGTAAGCAGTAGTTGTTTCTACCTGAACTACTGTATCTACGAAAGCAATTTCTGGAGTCAGATTAATGGTTATTTCATCAGCATAGGAAACTAGAGGTGTTAGGATTAACCAACCCACCATGAATAGGGTTGTTAATATATATTTTAATTTCCGCAATTAGGTGCTCCATTAAGTTTAATAACTTAATAAGTATTATCGCATATAAGATTATAGAAAGTGTGCTGCTACCTAATCTCTAGCCATTGCTTTGTAGCCCCCAGTGCTTTTTGAGTGTAATTCAAGTTCCTGAGCCCTTATGCTATAACTCTCTTTTACATTCATTAGTTTCGTGATAAAACTAGTTTTATTTCTTTTGAAAGTTATGTAATGGGCTAAAGGTTCACCTTTTTTTATTACAACTTCTTCACCATCGCCAAAATAAAATATCTGCTGGCTTGTATCGTACAAAATATCACTATCCCACATACCTGCCGCCACTTGCCAGTCGCGGTCTGCATGGTAGAAAAGAGGTAGTTGCAATGTCGAGTATCCTTTAGGGGTCTTTAGATACCAAGGACAATTCAACTTAAAAATTAACTGAGCCTTATCGCCTCTATGTTTGTAATCCATATAATCTAACATTTGCGGATTTGAGTGTATGTCTATTTTGTAAGGGCTTGATTCATCTCCAGTTGCCGCTTGCCATAAATTAGTTTGTTTATCATATTTGAAAACCATATCGCACCAAGCAGGTAAAATTACTCCTGTTGAGAACCACTCAATAAAACTAGGACATTTTTTGGCTGTTCTCGGTCTCCGATTAGATAAAGTTTCGCTATTTGAAGGAGCAAAACTAGGCATTTTTTTCCACTGCTGTGGTATAAATTTGCTTGCGGGCTGAGGTTGACATAATGGGTCATCTGATAATCCTGGCATATTTGTCAGCCATGTCATTAAGGGTTCTTTTTTTCTATTGAACATGCGTATAGCCTACTAGCCATGCTAGAGAATTACAAGTAAATTACCTAAACCGATTTATATTCCTTGGGCTTCTTGCATATCAATTATTGCCGCGGCAATATCTTGTAATGTAGTTGCGGCCATATCTGTATATCTATTAGACCAGTCATTAACATCTACATCTTCAAGTGCACTTTCTATATTAACTCTTGCTCGATCTAAAAATTTACCTTGTTCCCCGAGATTTTTTGCTCCCTTTACTTTATCTAAATCTGCGCTCGCTTTATCTAGTAACTTTTGCGCTGAAACAATCGGTTGAAGTTCTTTCACTTTGAAGCCTAAGTTTCTAGCCTCTGCGAACCCATCACCTAAATCATCTTGAACTAATTTTAATTCTGTTTTCATATCATTCATTGTTGAATCTTTTATATCGGCTAAAATTTGGTCTTTTTTGGGCTTTGCTGTATTGCTACTACCTCCGCCACTACCACCTTTGCCACCACCTCTTCTTCCATGTGATAACTGGTTATGGCTTCCGTGCTTAAGGACTTCTTGTTCTAATCCGTGATCGTTCAAAAATATGCCCATTATTTATTCCGCCTTTTCTTTAGGAATCTGTATAACAATACTGGACTCAGATACAGCAATAGAGCAAGAGCACTCGCTCGAACAACAGGACGACTGCGGTAGGAATCTAGAATCTTTCTCATTCATCGCTCTTCTTACCTTTGCTTGATAGTGGGTGTGCATCAGGTAGTAAGTCTGTATCATACGCCCCTCTTTTGAATCTTCCATTACGCAACGCATGTAAGAATCCATTTACCCTACCCATAGCCCATTGTTCTTTGCCTGTTACATTTGGGCGAACGGAAGAAGGATTAGTTCTATATGCCCCTACGCCTCTTCGGTAAACTTGCATCAATGTTCCAGAAGTAGTTCTTTTACCTTTAGCATCACCTACGGAAGCATTATGTTCTTTGACTTTATCTTGTAATGTACTTTCAGTTGATTTCTCAACATCTTTATTTGTCATTCTCAAAGAACTAAAAGGCTTCAAGACTTTTCTGTCGGTCTCTTCATATCCGCTATCTGTTTCTGCCCATACTCTCAATACAGCAACAGGGTCGTCTTCGGTTGCTTCTTCTTTCTCACTAGTACCTGCTAATTTTACTGTGCCACTAGTTTCTATTCTTTCAACTTGGGCAGTTGCGTATGTAGTTCCTTCGGGTTTAGTAACGGAATATAGAACTATATCTCCAACATTAATATCTTTAGCCTTCTCTACTTTTCGCTTTGATGGTTTCATAATACTATCTACATGAACAGCATTAACTCCGGGATCGCTTTTTTCTGCATCATCAGGTATATCAGTTCCTAATCTTTTTGCTTTACCACCAATAGAGTATCCGCTTAGTTTGCCTGACTTAACTAATTCCCATGCCCAGTCTTTCCACAATACTCCCATGAAAACTGTGTTAGCAGGATAAGTAAACTCTGTCTTCTTACCATCGGCTTTAGTTGTTGGAATCTTTAGTTCATAAGGGAAGGTCATCATCTCAACCCATTCACCTGCTACTACATCTCGGTTATGTTGTAAATGAATATTTCTATCGCCTGACTTTACGTAATCCCATACAGCATTCTGTAATTCTTCTTCATCTGTCCACTCACTGTGGGCGTCTAATTTATTAGGAATATACAGAGGTCCTAGAGTAAATTTCTTATCATCGGCTTTCATAAATGGTGCTAAGTATTCAAAAGATTTATCAACTCTTTCTACTATTGACCTAGCCCAACTCTCAGCAGCATCGCCACCCCATGCGTCCCAAGCAACTCTTCCTCCAGATGGATAACCTTTTTCGCCTCGGTTGAAACCTTCTGCTTTCTTATCTGGTGTGTGTCTGGCTAAGAAAGAACGCATACGCTTTATTGTTCTTAAACTTACTGGTCTTCTTCCTGCTAATTGTGCTGCTCTTGCTCGACCTACATCAGTAAATCCGCCACCAGCCTGACCTTCGCGAATCCAATTAAGTGCTCTCTTGGCATTTGTAGCAACCGAAGCAGGTGGAGTAAATGTATCTGACTCTGCAACCTTATCTACATTTTCTTTACTTGGATTAACAAGTATTTCTAATCCGTCTCCCCATAAACCAAAAGCAATCTTGAAATAATCTATATCGCCATCTTCCCATTTGACGATAATATCTTCAACTAATTCTTCTTCTCCATTAAATAACTCTTCTAGTTCAGCACCATCTAAAGTAATCTCAGGGTCAATAATTACTTCCTTCTCAAAGAACTCTTCACTGCTTAAGTCGTAGCCTCTTTTAGATAGTTCAGTAGTTATGTAGTGATGAGAAGCCAGCATGGTGGCGTTCATTTCACTCTTACTTAATTTGCCATGAAATGCTAATAATGATTCAGTTGTTGCTTTCTGGATTACATCTGGGACATTGGCGTATAAAGCCCGAACATGTTTTGCTGCGTCTACCTTTGTGATATGGCAAGCGACTAACTCACCTGTGTCTGATTTGACTACGGCAAACCCCGGACAACCTTTTACATTACTGGCTACTTTATACGGCATGGCTTTATTCTACCCTTTATCGTCTTCAGGTTTAGGTTCAGCCTTATCTGTGGCTTTAATTATCTTGATCCCTGAGCCATCATTGTAAGCAAACTTGCTATCCATTTACGACCTCCAGTTCCCATACTTTGCCCAGTTTATTATTGACTTTGAATCTTGACATGCGTGGTAACAAGAATTCTACCTCGTGAGAATACATATTTTTTTCACCTAGCCAACTATTGGGAAAAATACCTGCTGAATTAGGTGGAACTTTAATTGAGAAAATAATTCCTGCTTGACCACCCATCTGTAAAGCAATCATTGGGTCAAGGCTAGTTGAGGCAAAACCTAAGTCTTCAAAAACATCTCCTTCTTCTATTTTCCCGAATACCTCCTGTGCGTTGCCATTTAAGGTTACCCCTCGATAAACAGTGAATCCTCCTGTGCGTTTAGTGTCATAAATTAGTTTATCTAATTCTTCTGCATTCGTTTTAATACTTTCAACAGGAACTCCTGATCTCAAATATTTATTCATTTCAGTTCCCTCTGTAGAATACTTCTCGACAACCTCTTTGCCTTGAGCACCCTTCTGGCTTTGGGTTATAGTGTTCCATCTATATTTCAACAATTCTTCTTCTTGATCTGTTCTTGGTTCTACAACCTCTTGCCAGTCCCCAAGGTCATCGTATATTTTTTTATTAGACCCACTCCTGCCTCCTGCGTGATTCTGTTGATTATGTTGTCCAGGAGCATGCTTAGCAAGTAGCCAAGAGTTATCTGACTTCCTAAGTTTAGTTCCTAATCTAGCCAGTTTTCCATTACATGAACGGCATAAAACTCTTAGGTTCTTCTTGTCGTATTTAGCACCACCATCTTTTAATCTTTTCTTATGGTCTACTGTTAAGTCTGATTTACTTCCACAACGCTGGCACTTGCCTATTCTATCTTTCATTTCGTTGGCTATTTTGCGCCACTTGTAATCATAGTTACGCCAAGTTTTTTCCCCGTCAGCAAATCTGTAATATCTTTTCTCAACACTATTATCAAAGGTTGGCTCTGCTGGAACAATAACTGCGGTACATCTACAATTTGGGTGGTTGGGTGGCATGACATCACCAGTAGAAAATATACCTTCCCAGTCTACTGTTACATTATTCAATGGTCCGCAAACTGGACATGTTCTCTCGTCTGCTGCTGTTTTCCATCTCTTCTCACTTCCTGCTGGAAGTAAACCTAATTGGTCTGCTTCCGCCCAAGAAAGCATACGACCAGCATTCGCAGCAGCAATAGTTTCTGTTCTGGCAATACGAGTAGCCCTCTGGATAAGTAACCTTTCACGATATTCTTTGCTAAGTTTAGTTACTATTTTTACTGCCTTCTCGTATACCTCACCTTGCTCAATTAACTTAAGTAAGTTCTTTTCATAAAAGTTACCCAGTGCTTTTGCTTGTCTGGAATCTAAGCCAACTATTTGAGTAATATTATTTATTACTTCTTCTCTATTTATTTGTGTACTTAAACTTCTAGCAATAGTTTCAGCAACGGCTTTCTGGGTTTCTTGAGTAATTCCTAATATTCTTGCCCCTGCTCTCTGCTGTGCCCATGCTATTGCTCTTGGGTCTTTAGCAGTAAAAGAACCATCAAATCTAATATTCTTAGGCAAAGCAGCAGCACTTATATTTGCGGAAGCAGCAAGTTGTTGCGCTAACTTAGTAACTGTTCCGTCTAGCGAAGAAACAAAGTCTCCCCACTCAAAAGCAACTGCACCAGCATTTGGGCTTCTTGATTCTATTGCTCGCCTAACTGCTCTAATAACTTTTTCGTTATCTAAATCTTTAGGCATAGAGGATAAAGCCTTAGAATAAATGTCAAAGATTTCTTGTTCGAACTTATTTAATTTTGCGGTTGGGCTACGAAGAACTGGGTCGTTTCTTTTTCTAGCCTTTATGACTAAAGGCATTTTATTCTGTTTCGTCCTCGGTTGGCTCTTCCGTTTCTAGTGCCTCTTCTTCAGTTCCTCTATCTGCTTCAGGTTCTTCAATTTCTTCTTCGCCAAAGTTCAGGTCGTTATCTTTACGATTAGCAACCGGCAAACCTGCTAGTCCTCTTAAGTATTCTTCCATATCCTCATCAGGTGTTATTACGCCAGCAGTTGTAAGTTTGGCTACGAAATCAGATATTTCAGCAAGGTCTACGTGGCTTACGCTTGAATAAGTTAATTCAGGAACAGTTCCAATTTTCATACCATTCATCTTAAGTAAGCGAGGTATGGCGTGATAGTTAATTACCTCTGCAATAGATTTACATATTGCTTCAACAGCCATTGTCCATAAATCTATTTTGCTATTACCTAATGAGAAAGAACCTACTCGGTCATGCCCAAGAAGAATAAAGTCTGATAATACGGACATAGCAATTCTTTGATCGTATCTAGAGATAACTTTATCTGTATCAAATTGTCTTGAGCCACCAGAGTTTAATAACTCTAGCGAGAACATCTTGTTTCCTCTATCATCAAATACTAATGGGAAAACAATACCTTCTTGTTCATTTCGTTTTACATTTTGAACAATGCTAACAATGCTATCTCTTACTGCTTGTTGGTCTACGGAAGCAGTAGATGATAAGTATTCAGGAGGCATATACGCAATTGGTAATCCTGCTAAATCTCTTTCAATACCTATCGCTTCCATTTCCTCAATGCGTCTTTTGAAATACCATGGGCGATAAGCAGTTCTTAATAATGATTTACCTTCTGGGTTATTCTTGGCACTACTAGTTCTAAATAGCAAACCTTTATCAATAGGAATTCTATGAAGACCAGCACCGTATGGGTCTACTTGCTCGAATCCTTGGATACCACCATCAGCGTCAAACATCCAGTTGTTATGAGTTTCTTGTGCACGGATTGGCCATTTACGCCAACCAATCTTTCCGTCACTAAATGCGGAACGACGAGCAGGGTCTTCGTTTCCAGCACCATCTCTAATCTTGTAAACTATTTCATGGAAGGCGTAGCCATAAACAAGCATAGATAAAATCTGTGAAAGAGTGCTGTCCCAACTATCACTCATGTCATATAAACACTGCTCAATAAACTCTGCTGTTTCTCTATCCTCTTCTTTTTCGCTTGCTGGTTTAACAGTCCACTCAAGTCTTAATATAATCTTCTCTATTGCGTAAAGAATAGAGCCAATGACTGGATCGTTCTCAGACATTTCACGATAAACTTTTGCGCCACGACGACCACGAAGAGATACTAAAAATTCTTCGTAAACAGTTCCGCCAGTTCTGCGTAAACCTGTGCTACCTATTTCGGTTAAGTCTGGTCTTCTTGGCATATTATATTTTACCTATCCGTATCGTCAGTAATATCATCAAAGTCATCTTCTCTTATAATCATCTTACTCGTTAAATATAGTGCTTGGTTCTCCGTAAACCCAGCCCCCATCAAAGAATTAAACATTTCATGTAATGCTGTAGCCAGTTGTGCTAATGGACTGAAAGACCCATCACCGAAGTTCATATTAAACTCAGACATCAACCACCTCGCTTACTGATTCATTATACCTGCCTACCGCTACTTTACCCCTCAGCGAAGGCGCAAACAAAGTATCTAGATATAGTGGCTCAGGTTTAATTTTAAGTCTTTTGCGTATATGACTTCTTTCTCTCTCTGTCTTTCCGCCCCATATACCAACAACATCATTCTTCAATGCGTAATCTAAGCAAGGTTTCAACCAAGGGCAAGTAAGGCAAAGTGTTTTGGCTAATCTCCCTGTTTGTCTATCTGCTGTTGGAAACCAAAGGTCTGGTTCTGTCTGGGCGCAAATTTGAGAGCCATCAAAATCTGGATATTCGTTCGCCAAGATTCATACCAGTTCTGGTTGTCTAGTCTTCATTGCTTCTAATTCACGACTATAAGATTCAAGGGCAATAGCAAGAGTCGCTGAGGCAACTAGGTCTGTTATCTGCTTCAGTTCTTCATTTGAGTAAATAAGCATTCTCTCTCGAGTACGAAGCAGTGTTCGCTCGAGTTCTTTAATGATTACTCTCTCCATATCTAATAGTGTAGGGCATAAATTACTGATACGCTGACTGTCTTAGCAAAGGAGAACAAATGTTCGAATACTTAGTGAGGGTTGATAGAGTTGTAGATGGCGACACAATAGATATAGCGATTGACTTGGGGTTTTCTTTACATTACAAGACTAGGGTTAGGTTGTCTGGTATAGATACAGCAGAGAAGAATACGGAATTAGGAAAGCAAACTAAGGAATATGTGAAGAGTGTCTTAGAAGGTAAGTCATTTCGTATTCAAACAACCAAGCCTGATAAGTATGGGCGCATACTAGGGGAATTATTCCTCCCCGATAATACTAGTTTTAACAAGTCTTTGATTGAAAAAGGACTGGCTAAGTCATACGATGGGGGTACTAAGACTGTTTGGAAAGAGAGCGAACTTAATGGCACTACATAATCATATTATGCTTAATGGCTATGTGAGCAAGCCACCTAAGAATGAAGCGGAAACTATTAAATGGTTAGAGCAATTAGTGAGAAATATAGATATGAAGATTCTTCAAGGTCCTTTTGCTTCTTATGTAATTGCTGAAGGCAACCGAGGATTAACAGCAACAGTGATGATTGAAACTAGTCATATCGCATTTCATGTTTGGGACGAAGAAGAACCTGCTTTACTTCAGTTTGACCTTTACACTTGTTCAACTTTACCTGTTAAGAAAGTAATTGAAAGTATAGATGAATTCATGGGTCTTGATAAATACTCATACATGGTTATGGAACGCAGGAACGGCTTTAATGTAGTGGAGTCTCATACATGTTAGGTTGGGTTGCTTTAGTTATTTCTTTACTGGCTTGGTTTACTGCTTCAGTTGCTCTGTGTATAGGAATATGGATATATTTCAAAGGTCCGAAGATAGCAGAGTTAGACATAGATGATTTATATGATGCCTTGCTAGAACAGAACGATAGTAATGTATTGTTTAAAGAAGAACCTTTAGACGAAGATTAGTTTTCTAAACTATAAAATCTCTACTAATACTTGTAGGTGATTCATGGCAAGGTAACGATACTTTATTTTATACTCAGATACAATTTCTTGCCAAACTTTGAACTCATGGTTCCGCCATGAAGGGTAACCAAAGTACTCATCAAATAAAATTAAAGTGCCTTTTTTAATATGCTTTTCTATAGCAGCAGTGACTACTGTCTTTGCGGAATCGTATGTATCGCAGTCTACAACTAGCAACGCTAGGGGTTGTTCTTGGGACTTAAACCAAGGTACAACTGTTTCGTTGAAAAAACCTTTTATTAAAACCACATTGGGTAATACCTCAGGCATAACTCCATCTAATCCAAAAGTCCCCTTACATAAACTGGCTCCTGCCCAGTCTTCGGATAATCCTTCAAATGAGTCGAAGCCGTAAATAGTTTTATGAGGCATTTTAGATGCTATTAGATTTATGCTACTCCCCTTGAATACACCAAACTCTGTTATTAGTCCTTCTATTCTAAGATTGCGTAAAGCATAGTAATACATCGAGGCTTTACTTTCATCATGAAAAATTAAAGCATCTGTCATATATTCTTCTGCGTAATTTGCAGAGTCTTCAACTGCCCTGTGCCATAAGACATCGGATACTCGGTTTACATTAAAAGGACCTATGTTTGGAGGCTCTTCAATCATCTATCTATACCTTCCCCATTTTATTTTATCCCATATTCTTTCATGCCAATAATAAATCCCAACCTTTACAACAGTTTCCCAAAGTGCTATCAAAGCAGATAATTTACCCTTACCTGTGATTGCATAAACAACAACAAAAGAACTCAGTGTTCCGAATACTCTATAACTTAAAGACTTTGCAAATGAGCGAGAGCGAGTTACTCTCATATACCTAATTGTTTACGCTTCTCGGTGGCAGAAATAGCATGAATCTCTGCGCCTAAATCTATTTGTTCTATCTTGTATCCGACATCTCTGCCATAAACTATATTTGTAATGTTAGGAACTTTTATAGTAAATGGTCTGGGTACTCCGTTGCTAGATATGAACGCCACCACTTCTTGATAAGACAACGGGTCTTTCTCAGAAGTTCCTTGAGTGTGGCGAACCGCGATAACTGTTTGCCCTGTTCGCTCATCTGCTTTCTCCTTAAGTGCTTGATGTCCTTCGTGCCAAGGCTGATAACGCCCAAGTAGAAGGGTAGTAGGTGATTTCCAGTCGTGTAACTTAAATCGTTCAATAATTAAATTTACTTCTTCTTCTACTGTTTGCCCTACTTTAATTTCTAAATCGTATTCCGTTGGGTCTTGCCACATTTTATTTGTGTCTTCAAAACGACCTTGCTCAATTCTATTAACCCAAATTAAAATGTCGGGCTTACCGAATGATTCTCTGGTTTGTTTGGCACTACTAGTTCTAAATAGCAAACCTTTATCAATAGGAATTCTATGAAGACCAGCACCGTATGGGTCTACTTGTTCAAATCCTTGGATACCACCATC